CACCACCACGTTTTTTAATTACTTGTTTTTTCTTCATCATGATTTTACTCCCTTTTTAAAAAGTTTTTCGTACGTAAGTTGCCGTTCGGCTACTACTTCCTCGTAGTATTCCTTAGGCCATTTCTCATAATAACCTATCTTGTGTAGTTTGCAACTTGCTTCGTATAGCTGTTTAAATTTTTGTATTAGCATCATAGAATACTGTAGTTCCGAGTGTTGCACAGGTTCTTCAGTAGGGTCGCAAAGAAAAGCCTCACTATCAGGATCTGCTGGTGTTTCAGGGTGAAATCCCATAAAATAGACATCTCTTCGATTATAAGTTTTATTATAAAAATCTATCTTTTCTTGAAACTGTTCAGGGTTATATTGGTCAAAAAAGGGATCACAATAAATTATAATGTCGTGTTGTTTTTTATCCCAAGTCTTAATAATAGAAGTTAATTGTTTTTCATATTTTGATTTGTCCATACGAACTTCTATCCTAACTTTATTTTCCTTTCTCCATTTAGCTGCAAAAGGACAGGCGGGAAAACCGATGTGTTTATTCATTGGCTCTAAGACAGTCTTAGACCAATTTATTACATCAGCTTTTATTTTTTCTGCTAGTTTTTTTCTGGACAATTGTTTTTACATTAGTCGGCTTTGGTCCGACATTGGAGACAGCTCTTTTTCTTCTAACAGCGGAAGACTTCTGACCTTTACTCATTGATGCAGCTTTTGCTGCGGGAACACATTTAGGATATTTTCTTTTTGATGAAGTAGTGCTCGGTCTACCACATTCTTGATATTTTCCATTTTTTTTAGGAGAACCAATATCTACCCATTTTTCAGAAAACCATTTTTTTAAGCCAGAATTAGCCATTACATTTTTTGAGTTACTTTTCTTCTGTTTTCCATAACCATTCCACAGCCTTTAGCTACTCCACCTTGATCATAGCTAGAAACTTTTTTTCTTTGTTGAGAAACGGAACCACCAAGTGCCATCGGCTTAGGTCCTTTAAAATCTTTTCTTTTTTTACCACTAGGATCTTTTATTTTACCAGCACATATTTTAGAAGCATAAGCATTTGCATAAGCAGAAGGATAGACATCAAATTTTCTTTTTGCGGCTTCTTTTCCTCTTTTACATAATTTAGTCATTATTTTTTTCTTCTATTTCAAGTCCACAAATACAAGTATAATCTTCATTACATTTGCACATTATTTTACTTTACCACCTTTTTTCATAAAACCCATTTTGTTTCTTACTTTAGTGGGTAATTTTTTTAATCCTTTGTTTTTTGATGGAATAGGTTTTAGTTTTTTATTCATTACTCTACCTCCTGTAGACACTTGTTGTTTCATTTGAGACCTAGAAATAGACATAACTATGGTTTTTCTACTTTATTCTCTAGTTGCATGACTTTTTCTTTTATCACTGCTATATCAATCATCATAGATTGATTAGCCTCAACTAAAAAATCTATTTTTTTAGAAATAGGAGTTACATCAGCTTCAAGATTAGAAACTCTGTTATCTAGATTAGACCATGCAAAAGAGATAGAAACTACGATTAAAGTCCATCTTAATAATAATCCACTATAATCTTTAAATTTATCTATTTGCATAATCTCTTATATCATTAATGTTCCATTTTGCGAATGCTTTTTACTTAGTTTTTACTTCCACCTATATAACCACCAATAACTCCAATTAATCCTGTGACAGACATCTTCATTAAAGTTATTACACTTTCGTCTACTGGTCTGTTTTCTTCTAGTGCTACAATATAATCTCCAATAATAATTATGCCTAACAAGATTAAAACACCAGTTGTGATTAATAATATTACTATGTCTTTAAAGTTTTTTATCATCTGCATTTAACACCTCCAACGTTTACGAGCCTGTCTTAGTCTTGAATTAGGGTCTTTGGCAGCTTTAGGAAATTGTTTCATTTGTCCTGCACTTCTAGCACAAAAAGATTTTCTTCTCTTCGCATCTTTACTGCCAGGTTTTACTTTGCCTGTAACTGCGGTCTTTAACTTCGAACCAGGATTTTCTTTTCGGTATCGATCGACACCAGCTTTTGTCATTCCCGCTCCACTTTTCGTGGAGCGAAAATATTTTTTTGTTTTCGGTGGTTGCTTGTCAGCTTTCCTAGTCATACTTTTTTATCCACTCACACCATACAACGACTTCTTGACCTGCTACAGTTGTAGCTGGTACTTCCAATTTTACATCTCCTGTATAACCTGCTGCTTGAGTATTATTCAAGCCACCAAATTCAGAAAAATCAAAATTGTTGTCATAATTTAATGATAAGAAAGGAACGTCTGTATCAGCATCCCAAGTTAAGGTAGCTGAAGCATTAGCTGCGCCAGCTCCCTGATACCAAATTTTATTTAAGGATACTTGAGTGCATGCTTCTCCCGCTTTGTTAGGAGCAAGAGCAGACACATCGACAAGAGTAATTGAGCTAGTATTGCCACCGTCACAAGATACAAAACAAGTGTTGATCAATTTACGATCACCTTGAAATTGAATTGTAGGTCCTGTTACTGTGTTAGCCATGTTTTACTCCTTATGATGATGATACGTTAGCAAGTGTATCGCATCTTAACCAAGTTGCGCCATCTGAAAAAGCTATAACTGCTGCTCCGTTAGCACCGTCAGAAACATAAGCCATTACACCTTCGTTTGTAGTTGCATCTAATGCTGTTGAACCTGATGTAATAACAGTGTTGCTTGTTCTTGTAAATGGAGTTGTTCCACCCTGATCTGTTCCTGAAGCATTAGGATTTGGACCAGCGATAACTCCTCTAAGACCTACGATTGGTCCTGTAAATGTAGTTGTTGCCATATTAAACCTCCATGGTTGTATAGACCTAGCCACACAATCTCTATACCGTCTGCTAGCTCAGTTTGCGTGACTTGTTATGCTAGAACTACAATATGACATAAAAAAAGGGCGCAGTCAAAGACATACGCCCTTCTTATTAGATTAAGTATTTATTAAGCTGCGCCAGATGTACCAAAGATACCTCTAGGATCAGAGAAACCGAATGAGTATCTCTCTCTAGCTTTGTATCTTGCATTACCTGTGTCAAAGTCACCTTCCATGTTTGTGGACATTGGTGATCTAACAAAGTGCTTTAGACCATTTGGTGCATCAGTTTTAATGAAGAATGCATCGGTGTCAGTTAAGAAGTGATTTACCACATAACCTTCAGGAATCATTCCCATGTTTCTGATAGCATTAATGTCATTGTCTGCTGTACCAGTTCTTAGCGCTGAGCTCATTAATCGATCAGCAGTAAACTGTAATTCTTTTGGAATAATCAGTTTTCTACCTTGAGTTGCGATTTTTAAACCACGCTCATCTACGAATGCAGCAATGTCAATTAAAGCTTGCTCAAGTGATACTTCGTTCAAGTCAGCATCAGTTGCTAGTCTGTTAGAGAAAGTGCCACCAACTGCAAGTGGGTGTTGTGTATTAATTAAAGATACACCATCACCACCTGGGTTAGTACCAGCGGCTCCAGCAGAAGCAAAAGCTGTGTTTAGAACATCAGCACCTTTTACTTGCTTTGTATTTGCCATTGATCTTGCAAGAGCTTTTGTGTAACGAGAAGAAAGTTGATCGTAGAGGTTATCTTCGATTGCTTCTTCTGTGATTGAAAAGCCTAATGCAATTGTTTCGTGTGTGTAACGTGAAGTATAAGCTTCAGCAGCTGTATCATAAGAGATGCCAGCACCTTCAGATTTAACTGGAGCTGATCCAAAACCTGAAAGCATTACCTCTTCTTCGAACGCTCTGTCAGATGACTCTTGATCGAAGATTTCGGTATGCTCTTGCTCATATCTTGCATATTCCAAGCCAAACAGTGCGTTTAAACCTGGTTCTAACTCTTTAACGAGTTGACTTCTTGAAATAGCCATGGTTTATACCCCTGCCTTTCCACCAGTATAATAGTGAAGGTTTGGTTTCACAATTAAGTTACCGTTAGCAGCAGATGTATCATCGTTGTCTGGGTCTTTTGAAAGACCTACAATAATCCATGTTGAGCTAGCGTTAGCTGCGAAAGTATCCACTTCAGCTTTAGATATACCTGATTTTGTGCTACCAGCGGTGTATGCTGTCTCAGCATTTTCACCGACGTTAGCAGCTGTTACTGTTCCAGATGCTTGAACTTCAAACAACTGATTTGGATCATCGATAACATTTGCTACGATGTCCGATGCTGCAATGCTGCCTGGATAGTAATTACTAAAAGTTGGTTTTTGTGTTGTTGGGTCTGTATAGAAACAACCATTAAAAACACCAACAATAGTATTACCAGCAGCGTTAGCGACTTCTAGTGTTCCAGTAGAAACTAGTTCAACTGGATCACCTTGGAAGATAGCGGTACCATAGTTATTGGCAATAGCATATTCTGTTTGCCCTTGGTTTGATACTCCGCCACCCACCTTTTGTACGGGTCTAAACCCGAATGGTGCGTCTACGTTTGCCATAATATTACTCCTTTGTAATACGTTGTTAGTTGGTCGTTTAACAAACCGTGCCGATTACGACTTGTTTCCTGAACCAAAAGTTACTTTGGTTTGCCTTTGGGGTTTACTGATCGGCATCCTTGGATCCTCGATCTTCAGTAGATCATTGTCGACGGCCTGTTTTTGACCCTCAGTCAAGCTTCTGTAATAAGCATTACGCTCTTCAATTGTCTCTACTGGCATGCGAGCTAACAGCAACCCACCTACCCCTATAACACCAGCGTGTTTACCATCTTCGATAGTAGGAAGTTCCCAGTCAGGATACTCGTCGGCTCGAACTAATTCCCAGCCTTCTCGTAATTTACCACTGATGTTTTTATAATCATCAAATCCTCTGACTGATTCCCTTATCCATCGATGTTTATAACCATCTGGAGCTGGGGGTGCGTCTAATGCAGAAGGTCTTGTCCAACCTTTTTTACGAGCTGTCTTTTCCCTTGTCTCATTAGACCTAAGCGTTTTATTTACCATATTGTCTCCAATCTATACATATTTTGCGTATTGTTCAAGAGTAAGACCTAATTTTTTTGCAATTGCAACTTGACTAGGAGTTAGCTTTACTTTTCGAGAACCGCTTGTTTTTGATGTTCGTGAAGTTCCAGCAACTGTTTGAGGAGCTTTTTCCTTCACTTGTTCTTTTTGTTCAAACTTATTTGGAAACTGATCTTTCATGTAAGAGTTAATTTCCTCATAATATTCGTCGCTTTTAGGATCGTAACCCTCTCTTAAAAGCTTTTTATGGTGAGCTAAAGCAGTAAAAGTCATTGCTTCGTCTTGACCAAACCACTTGTTTTCTTCTGCCCACTGCTCTGCTCTAGGATCGGGTTTTCTTTGAACGGGTTGTTGTTTCTCAGCCATTAAACCTTGTTGCTGTTTTAATAACTGTTCTCTCTGAGCTTTAGAAGCGATAGCTCTTTCTTCTTCAATTGCCAATCTCGTCAAAGCTCTTTGAGCCTCAACCTGAGCATTGACATCATTATTATACAAAGCATCTTGATAAGCTTTTTTAGCTTGTTCAATTTGAGACTGAACTCTTGTCTCATACTCTGTAAGATAATTTTCATCTAAAGATTTAATTTTATTTTCGTATTCTTCGTATTTTTTCTTTGCACTCTCTGCAAAACGAAGAGCTTCCTGTTCTCTTTGCTCTGTCTTTTCAACTCTATCTAAAAGTTTTTTAATTCTTCTTTGAACTTTTTTAGAATATTTATCCAGACCGTCATCTTTAGAATCGTCATCATCATCGTTTTGTTGATCGTCTTTTTCTTCAATGGAAGCCTCTACTTTTTCAGAATCATTTTCTTTTGACTCGACTTTAATTTCTTTAGTAGATTCTTCTTCTTGAAGTTCAACCTCTTGACCCTCGCCTGTAGTGTCAAGGTCTACCATTTTTTCTTCAGCCATAATAATCTCCTTAATAGATTGTTAATACGTCTTTTGGGTCTTTCAATTTAGCTAAAATTTCATCGTCATTGAGAATACGAATTTCTCCACCTTCAATTTTAACTCTTGATCCAGCGTATCTTGCAAAGACAACCCAATCGCCTTTTTTGCACCACGGACCATTAGGGAACTTATCCTTATCAGCATAAGCATCAGAGCCCATGCTCAAGATCATTCCAACGTTCGTTGTGAGTTGTTGTTCTTCCACAGCTTTATCGGTAAGATATAAACCACCTTTAGTTTTTTCTGTTCCTCTATAAGGTAAAACAACCATTCTCCATCCTGTTGCTTGTGGTATTCTTTCTAACGCAGGACCTTCGTCTTTATCTTTCTTTTCTTCTTTTTTATCGATAGCTTTCTTAAAGCCTTTTGGGAGTATTAAACTACTCATCTTTATTCATCCTTTCCATAATCTCTCTGTAATCTCTTTGAAATTTTTGCATTTCATGGAGTTTACCTAAGCAGTATTTATAATCTTCAAAGGAATTAATATTCATGGAAGTTATCTCTTCCTCTAAAGCTTGTATCTTATCCTTAATAAGTTTGGTTACTTCATATTCAAAGTAAGCCATTATTTTGTAATTTTTTTAGATTTTTCAAAAGTTCTCAGTCCTGCCATACCTAAAAGTGCCATAACTAATGGCATAAGCTGTTCCATATTCATGGTTGGTAGAGGGAGAGTTTCTATTTCAAAGACTGCTAAAAAGAACACGATAAAATTTTTAAGGACAAATTCCCAAAATATGGCCAATGCTGCACTAAATCCAATGAGGGGTCGCCAAGAACGCTGCAATAAACCTGAAATATCGGTAGCTGTAGATTGAGCATCCGCTAAATTGATATCCATCTGTTTAGAATTAATTTCATTTTCGAGTTCTTGAAGTTTAATTCTAATTTGACCTTTTTCTTCTTCGGAAGTATGTACGGAATCGATAACCTTACCGACCGTGTCGACTAAAGATCCACCTAATATTTTACTAAGAACCAAAATATACCCCTAACGCAAAGAAAACGACAGCTATAATTGCATCACGTTTCTTGACATTAGAAGTAAAGCTTTTAACTTTTAATAGTATTTTGTTCATTAAAATACTCCTTCAAATTTAAGACCTTTAGACGCTATTCCATAACCACGTTTGTGTTTTTTATCCTCAGGCACAGACTTAATTTCTATAATCTTACCTGGTGGAATAGATTCACCCTGAGAAACAGGGCCCTTTTTCGGAGGGATTGTTTTTGTTAAACGTTTTTTCATTAATGTAATGTTAGACTATTTTGAGGTATTTTCAACCTACTAATTTGATTACAAATGTAAGTATCTGCAACATACTCTCCATAAGCATCAACCATTGTTTCTCTACTCATACTTAGCATTACTTGAGCTAGCTCAACAAGATCAACGCCCTTTTCTGCTTGACCTTGTATAAAGTCTCTAGTTTCATCAATAATCTTTTGAACTCGAGCCTCTGTTTTTTTATTAATCATACCTATAATGTAATACGGCTTAGGCATTTTTTCTAGTCTTCTTTTCTACGCCTTTTATTTTACCTTTATTCTTAGAAGCATAGAAAACTTGTTCGCCTCTTTTCTTACCATATTCTTTTTTCATGGAAGACATAATTTTACTGCCTTTTTTGGTTAGTGGCATCTCTTCTCTCTTGATTTAAAGTTTGTGTTGTCATTTTGTCATACTGAACTTCTGCACGCTTATCGGCAATGTCGTAATCCTTTTGAAGCTTTGCTTTATCCATAGCGTCTTTTTGCTGAAGCTTTGCAGCATCTAATTGAAGCTTTGCTTGATCAATTTGAGCATCCATTTGATCTTTCATAGCGTCTTGCTGTAGCTCTTGCTGTTTTAATTGAACAACAGGGTCAGGTTGACCTGCTCCACTTAACTGGGATGATAGTTGTTTTAGTTCCATCATAAATTGAGCCTCTAGTTTAGCAATAACAGGATCGATTTGATCTTGGGGAACTTGACCTTGCTGTGCCAAGAACATCGCTTGCTCTTTTGCTTTGAGAGAAACGTGTTCTAAAATATGTTTTTGTAACTTCATCGCCATTGGAGGATTAGCTAAAATCATTTGATTCGTTCCAAAGAGAATATGGTTTTGAATGTGAGCATCGTGATCTTGTCCCTCGTAAGCTTTCAATAAATTACCATCTAATAAATCAGCGTGTTCCATTGCGGGATCCTTCGGCTCAACGGGAGTATCTTTTCTTAACATCTCATCAATATCTTTAACACCCAAAGCTTCATACATTCTTCGGTATGCCTCTTTCATGTTGTGTAAATCGGGGGCACTCTGAGCTAATTGTAATTCAGTTTGAGCTAGAGTTACTCTTTGAGTCATGGAGAAAATATTAGGATCGGATACAGGTAAGACATCTACTTGCTCACTAAAGTCTTCTGCCTTAATTGTTCGATCTGCTCCCTCCACTGAATACGGATAGGTTTCAGGAAGATACTCAGCAAAAACTTTAAAGAGTAATTTAAATTCTTTTTTCTGAGAGTAATAGGATCGCTTGTGGATCGCGGACATTACTTTAGAACCTCTCTCGAGTAAAGCCATCGTTGTACCGACAGGAGCGTTTTGATTGGCATCACCCACCTGTAAATCAGTGATGGCTGCAAATCTTTGTCCTGACTGAACAACAAAACCTAATAAACTATATAATGTCTGAGACGGCTCTTTGTAAGGTAAAGGTATTAAAGCGTTTCGAAGATCACCGTTGGGTGCATCAATATCTCTAAACTCACCTGGTTGAATCGGTTCGGCATCATCTCTAATTTTCAATCCTCTGGTCTTAAATCCAGCAGGTAAATTCGATAGGGATCCCGCATCAATTAGCTGACGTAAAATAGATGTTGCTGCTCTGGAGAGAGAACCAATGACATGCAGTAAACCAAAACCATAGAAACCTAATCCTGGTAAAAACTTATAATGAACAAAGTATTGCTTCTTCATTTTCTTGGGATCGTCTTTGTCGTAGTTTCGACGAATACCTACAATTTGGCTTGATCCATCCTCAATCGTGACGATGTAGGGTATTTTAATTCCTGTGGGCTCACCAATCTCATCGGTATCCTCAAAACCTTCAATATCCAATGAAACATGAAACTCGTATAGTCGAACATACTTGTCTCTCTCGTTTTGTTTTAATCCTTCAATCTCATCGTATTTTCTTTGAATCTCACTCGGGTTTAGTTGATCGGGATTAATTTCAATATCTTTATAAAATCCTGAAACTTGTTTTTTTCTAAAATCATTATAACCCATGTTCACAATCTGACAGATGCGATCGCAGCTATCTAAATCGGATGCCATGTAATTAACGACTAAGTCTTCAGCGGGAACGAATCTTGATACAGCTCGATCCATTAACTCATCGTAGTAAACTTTTTTAAATGTGCTACCAGCTAGAGGGAGATAAAACAACATTTGATCATACTCAGGTGTGAAGTCTTCCATTTTGTTCATTAGCTGGTAATTCATATATTCTTGAACACGTTGTGCTTTCGCGTACTTGTCGGGAGTTTCCTCTCCCATAATGATAGTTCGAACAGGACCTCCTGAAGGTAGTAACTCCTTGTAGGCGGATGCCTGAAATTGAGTGGCACTCTCTGCCAACAAAGGATGAGTCACACCACTCGCGCCATTAAAAGGTCGAGTACGCTTTTCATATTTAAGTCCTAGTAAATCTAAACCTTTGATGTAGGCTTCCTCCCAATCTTTTCGAGAGGCGCGGTCACTCTCTAAGTCATCTAATAACTCAGAGGATATTCTTCCTAAAATTCGATCGTCTAAAACTTCTGCTAAGTTGGAATAGAACTCCACTTCATCGGGGATCGCGGACATTGGATCGAAGTCAAGAGTTGCTCCTCCGTCTTCATCCATTTCAATTTCAATACCCTCAGGACTAGGGATCGGTTGACCGTCGATCTCTACTTCGGTTTCCGATTTAATAATCTCTAGGTCAGGTGTATCGCTTGTCTGATATAAACCTTTGTCGATGTTAGTTGCCATAATTTATTTTTCCAATAACAGTATTTATATCAACTAACCCACCATTTACAAGCGATGGTATTTTAGGCACTGAAATCATGCCTCCTCTCCTTCTAAGCTCTATTTTAGATTTTTTTAATAAATTAATTACTTTAGTTGAATCTAAGATTTCTTGATATTTTTGGTCTCTTTTGTTTGAGATTGCTTTGATCTTGGAAAAGATATCGTTGAAAACGCTTTGGGTATCCCCGCTTTTTTTATCTGTTCTTTTGTCATTTTGTAAGAAGGCATTTATATTTTCCTCATAACTATTTCTTTCAATAAGGTCACCATACCATACAGTGTCTAAAACACCAACATTTATTTCTTTTCCAAAAATATTTTCTAAAGAAGAAATAATTTTATTATTATCTGGTTTACCTTGAGAAGAAAGAGTATTTAAAACAAAACCTCCAGTTACAGGTGTAATATTAAAATCATATCCTGATGTTTTAGTTAATTCTTGAAGCTGTTTTTGATTGTATTTAGTGCTTGGAACATAGTATGAAGTAGTAGGTTTTGTTCCTTGTGGTATCTTTAAAGAATCATCCACAAGTATAAAATTACTAGACGAAACAGAATTTTGATCTAAATATTTTCCTAAAGTAGATAAAATAAACAATCTTTGTTGATCACTTAATTGAATCATTTGTCCTTTATTATTTTTATAAACAGAAGGAACAATAATATTGTTGCCGACTTGACCTTCAGAAGTTCCAAACCCTTGTATCAATCTAGACATTTCAGCCTTCTCCCCTACTACAGCCGAAACAAGATCCTCAATAATGGAAGGATTATTTTTTGATTTACTAATTAAAGAAAGATTGGTTGATTTATTCACTTGATTAATTTTATCCATTAAAACTTTGTCATCAGGAAAAGAGTTAATAATTTGTTCTATTTTATTTCCTTGTGGAGTTGAAAAAGTTCCAGACTCTACAGTCATCTTAATACTTTCTTCAAAAGGTCTTACTGTTGACTGTAAATCTCTTACAAAATTAATATCTTTTATATCCTCTCTATTTATAGAATATCCTAAGTTTTCCATTTGCATTAAAACCTGAGGACCTACTTCAGAGAAATTAGTAGACCTTCCTCCTCTGTTTTCTGTCCACATCATTGCCTGTAACTCAAAAGGCTGAAGAAGTTCTTCTCCTTTAGGGATACTTTTATTAACCTCATTAGTTAAATCATTAACTACCATTGTGACTAAAGAATATAAATCTGGATTTCCAGCTAAAGCTTCAGGATTCATTCCAAATATTTTTGACATTTGTAGATCAATTGTTGTGTTAGGTATTCTATCATCTGTGCCTGCAAAATATTTAAAACTATCCACATAGTTTCTAAATTTAGGAGAATTAATTTTAGACTCTTTATCTTTCAGTAATACATCAAGACTTTGTGCTGTTTTGAAACCCATTCTAATAGGTCTATTAGAAAGCATGTCTGAAAAAACTCCTAAAGCTATTTTTAAATTTTGAGCAGGATCCACTCCTCCTGATGTAGTAGAGACTACTTCTAAAAATAAATTTTTCTCATCTTTGGTTAAATCTAATTGATCCATTAGACCATCTAACCATTCGGCACTTTGTTGCCACCAGTATCTTGCTTTCTCATCTCTATTTAAAGAGTTATTTAATAAATCTAAATCAGGCATTTTAAATCCAAAATTATTTGCTATCTGTTCAATATCTACTCCTGTTTTATCTTTATATTCCTTAAATACTTTACTTTTGATTTGATCGAGATCGTTTGATGTAAAAGAATAATTAATAGGGTCAGCAGTTTTATTTAAGTACTTTTCTTTTCTTAAATCCTGTTCTCCAAATACTTTAGTAGGATTAACTGCTTCAACATAGTCATAGGGTATGTCAGTTTTCATTTTAGGAGTATATTCTTTAGGAGAAATTGTTTTTTCTATCTTCGGAGTAACAAATTCTTCGCCAGATAATATTTGAGCGTTATTTTGGTTTACTCTATCTATTATTTGTTGAGCAGCGTTTGAAGGATTTTTAGTTAAAAAACCTGTTCCTTTACCTTTGTCATAAGGGATCGTAATACCACCAAATTGTTCCGCTGTAGGATCAATAATTTCTCCTTCTTTGTTTTTTAAAAACCAGTGTGTATCTCCTTCATCCAGACCCTCAGGAAAATTTTTACTGTTTAAAACATAAGACTTAAATCCATTGTTTTTCCCATACATGTGAAAAGCGGCTTCTGATGCTGCATAACACTGACCACAACTAATATCATCATCTTCTTTTAATTTTTTTAAATACTGAGGTTTTAGTAAATCTTTAGTTAGTACAGGTCTAATCTCATTTTTAAGA